AGGCCAAGAAAACTGTGTCCGCGAAGAAAGAGAAAACCGTCACACCCGTCCAGCCCGTTAGCGCGCCCCGCTCTGCCACAAAAGGCAGCTCTACGGCTGCGAAAAATCGGTTCTTCAAATCAAGCGGGTCCATGTCGGACATCGAGGACTTGGTGGGGGAACTGATCGGATAAACCCAATCAATTAGAAAACTCACACAATATGTCACAAGGACTTGTTCATCCGGCCACCGGACTGCGCGAAGACTTGGCTGACGTGATCTCGGTCATCGACCAGAAAAACACGCCCGTCACTTCCCGCATCAAAGCCGGCTCGGATCTCACCAATGGCTCTGTCTTCTCTTGGCAGGCCGACAGCTATAATGACCCGTCGTTCGACGGCGTCCTCACCAATGCGGATGTCACCACGTTTGACGATCCCGCCAAAAACCGCGTCCTCCTTTCCGGCCGCGCCCAGAAGTTCCGCCGTTCCATCAAAGTCGATGACTTTGCCCAGAACGTGGACAACATCGCTGGCGTTGGCAAGAAGAAGGAAATGGCTCGCGGCGTTTCCCGCGCCCTCATCGAACTGAAGCGCGACATGGAAAGCGCCTTCTGCTCCAGCAACGATTCGCAAGAGCAGAGCGGCACCAACCCGTATAAAACTCGCGGCCTCGGTTCGTGGATCTCCAACTCGGCTCAGACCGACTTGCCCGTCCCCGCGTCGTTCCGCACGCCGTCCGCTTCGATCAACACGACCGCTACCGCCTCTCTCACCGAGAGCGATGTCGCGGCCGTTCTTCAGAGCGTCTACGAGCAGACTGGCACCATCGACACGATGGATCTGGTCACTGGCCCGAACCTCAAGAAGCGCTTCAGCGAGTTCACCCGCTACTCCAGCGGCAGCAACACCGCTCTGAGCACCCGTCAATACACCGCTTCGCTCAATGACCGCACGGTCATCAGCACGGTGGACACCTACATCGGCGACTTCGGCACAATTAATTTGGTGCCGACCTTGTTCAATGCGAAGGACGCAGCCGCTGCCGTTCAGTCGGCCCGTGGCTACCTCCTCAACATGGACATGTTGGAGTCCCGGTATGGCCGTCGCCCCCGCTTCCAAGAATTGGAAGACCAAGGTGGTGGACCGCGTGGCCTCGTTGATGCGATTGCCGCGTTGGTGTGCTGGAACCCGAAGGGCCTCGGCGAGTTCGCCGCGACTTCCTAGTAGCAACCTCAATTAAGGAATAACAAAACTATGAAGCTATACGAACTGCCCGCCGAAACTAAAGCCGCCACTGGCTTTACCCACAAGGCGATCATCACGCACGAAGACCTCACGCAAGCGACCGACAACACGGCGCAAGATGTGAAGATCCTCACCGTCCCGGCCAAAAGCGTTGTCACTAGCGTGGCGATGCACCTGACGACTCCGTTCCAAAAGACCGGAACGTCGGCCTACAACACGAACGCGCTCATCATCGGTGACAGCGGCGACACGGATCGCTGGCTGACTTCCACCGAGCTGAACGTGAACGGCACCGAGATTCTGGCAAAAGTCCAGCCCTCGACCGTCCCCGCTGCCTACGTCACGGCCACGGACATCAACGCGAACTTCGCGTCGATGGCCAGCTATGACCTCGCGGAGTTGGATGCCGGCGAAGTTGAAGTCTTCTTCAGCCTCGTCTCGCTCGCGGATTACTAAGCCGTCTTAACACTCTGTCGTCCGCCGCAAGGCGGACGGCAGCAGTTAGGATGTCAGACAATCTATGGTCAGAACTTGTCCTCGATCTCGGGGATGAGATGGCCGACGCGGTCAAGCAAGAGCTGATTGCCGGTTGGAACGCCGATGCCGTTCTTGCCGCCACTCGCCAACGCCAGATCGCCGAAGCTAGTGCGCGCATAGAGCAATGCGCCATCGAAGGCATCGGCCAGAAGGACATGAGCATAGACGCTGACGCTTATTGGTCTTGGGAAGCAGCGGAGCCGGGATGTTGGAAGGACAAAGCCTTCCGCGACTGGTTCAAGAAAAAGAACCCCGAGACCGTTGTGCCTTATACCCCCCGCAAAACCACTGTCCTCATCTAATGATTAAAGCACCCAAGCCAGAGGACATCACGGCGATGCTCTACGAGATCGACCAAGCGGACGCCGATGGCAGCCAATATGTTCAGCGCAAGCTGCGCAACTGGAATACACGCTTTTGTATCTGGCCGGGGCAAACAGAAGATGGGCGCAAGCATCAAGACGCTTTTGGAAAGCGCGTTTTTCCTTTCGAGAATGCTTCGGATGTTCGTATCCGCTTGGCTGACAACCTAATCTCGGACAACTGCGCAATCTTGGCCAACGCCTTCTTCAAAAGCCGCGTGCAAGTCCAGCCGGTGGAGTCCATGGATGCGGACAAACGCGCCGCCGCCGAAGCCGTGATGAAATGGCTTATGTTCCAGCACTGTCTGGATGACCTTCGCAGGGAAGTAAAACTCGCCGCCCAGTTCCGCGAGACCTACGGGCTGGCTGTCATGGCCGTTGACTGGGTGCAGAACACCCGCACCGAGATCAAGTCTTTCAGCATGGAAGACGCGCAGATGATGTTGGAGCAGTCGCAAGACCCCAACCTTGCCGCCCTTCTGGAAGTGGTCATGGACCCGCTGCAAGAGGAGACCGCCGCCGAACTCTTGGGGCAGATCATCCCTGAGTTGGGCAAGGTTTCCAAAGTCCGCGAGTTCCGCGACAAGGGCCTTGTCCAGTGGGAGGAGCCTTATGTCTTTGAGAGCAAGCCGGTTTGGACCGCGCTTGAAGCATGGGAGGATGTCATCTTCCCCATTCAGACCTTCAGCCTTCAGCGCGCCGCGTTCGTTGCCCGCAGAGAATTGCTCACAGAAGTGGAGTTGCGCGAGCGCGGCGCAGTCGAGGGCTGGGACGAGGAATGGATCGAGGCTGCCTCGCAGCACAAGGGCCAGCTCAAACGCATCTCGCTCAACATCCACCGCACCGATCAGTTCCTCTACGAGCAACTGCGCGACATGTGCGAAATCTGGCACGTCTACCGCAAGGAGAACGACCCCAAGACCAACGCCATCCGCGTCACCCGCTCCGTGGTTAGCTACCATGTCACTGACAAGGTCGCCGTGCATGAGCTGCTGCCCTACGCGCACGGCCAATATCCTTTCATCGAACTCCCCCGCGAGCGCGCCACCCGCCCTCTGCTAGAGAGCCGTGGCATCCCCGAGTTGGTGCAGACGGCACAGGAAGAAATCAAGATCCAGCGCGACTTCCGCTCCGACCGCGCCAGCATCAGCATCCTTCCGCCCGTCAAGGTGCCGGCCAACCGGGGCAAGTTTGACCTCGTCCTCGGCCCCGGCATGCAGATCCCCGAACGCCGCCCCGGCGAGATCGAGTGGATGAATCCCCCTCGACCCGACATGGGCAGCATCGAAGTGGAGCAGGCCACCCGTGCGGACGTGGACAATTACTTTGGCCGCATCAGCGATGCTGTCCCGCAGCAGCGCTACATGCTCCACACGCAGGAGCTAATCGACTCTTGGCTCATCGACATGAAGCTCTGCATCGCGCAGACCATGGCGCTGGCGCAACAGTATATGACTCCCGAGGAGGTCGCGCGCATCACCGGCAATGCCCAGTTGGCATTCAACGCAAGCCCGCAAGACATCCGTGGGCGCTTCGACATTACCGCTGAGTTTGACGCGCGCCTCCTCGACAACGAAGCGCTTGGCGCAAAGCTCGACTACCTCGCCAAAGTGCTCGTCCCGCTCGACAGCTTTGGCGTCATCGACCGGGCTGGCCTTGTGAAATACATGTTCCAAGCCGTTGACCCGAATCTCGCTGGCCTCTTGGTGCAAGACATCGGCGCCGCCACCGCCGCAGAGCAAGAAGACGAGCAGGGAGCCTTCGCCAAAATCGCCGCAGGCACCGAACCGCCGCTGAAAGAAGGCGGCCAAAACGCGCAGGTAAGGCTGCAAACCTTGCAGCAAATCATTCAGTCGAATCCCGCCGTCCAACAGCGCTACGCCCAAGACGAAATCTTCCGCAGCATGATCGACGCGAGAGCACAAGCCTTCCAATTCCAGCTCCAGCAGCAGCAAAACGCCGTCATCGGCAGAACCGGCGCCCAGCCCGCGCTGCAAAAGATGGCGCAAGACCAGCAACTCGGCATGACCGCATCTCCCGTCTCTTAGTCTCTTAGTCTTTTAGTCTCTTCGTCTCTCCTCCCATGCATCCCAACGTCTCAGTCCGCAACATCGCCGGTTTAAACATCCCGCAGCACGACTATCTCAGCATCTCGTATTACGGCAGCACGAACAACATCCAGACCGTCACCTACAAAGAAGGCGGCAGCGGAGGCCAAACAGTCGCAACTCTGACCTTCTCCTACACGACCAACCCACCGACCACCAACGACGCGGACCTCGCTGCCGTCACCCGCTCTTAAATCTCCAATTTCTAATCTCAAATGCCTTGGACGTTTAACCCCTTCAGCGGCACGTTCGATCAAAAAGGATCGGGCGGCGGCGGTGGATCTGCTTTCTTCGCCGGCGAGGTGGCAACCTATGCCGACCTCCCGCTCGACGGCACGGCGGCACTCAATAGTCGCTGGCTTGTCCGCAGCGCCAGCGGCGTCTGGCCGTTCCCCGGCTACCACCAAGGCGGCATCTATGTGCGCGTCTCCACCGCCGGCGTGGACCGCGCCACCGACTACCTTCTGGCCGACACCAATTTCCCCGACGTCTTCAGCGACGCCGCCTTCACCGTCTACGACGACGCCGACAGCACCCGCAGCATGCAAATCGAAGTCACCGACAACGAAACCCTGACCTTCAAAGTCACCGGCACCGACAGCGTCGTCCGCTCGGTAGCCTTTGCCCTCTCGGCCATCGTCCTCGCCGCCCTCATGGCCAGCTCGGCCATGGCGCAAAACATCGGCCTCGTCACCGATACCAACGGCAACGTCGTCACCCGCCGCACCAACGAACTCGTCTGGAGCAACAACCTCCGCTTCACCCCGCTCACCAACGCCAACTCCCGCACCGCCATCATCGGCACCAACGGCGCCCTCACCGCCGGCAACGTCCCCAGCGCCGCCGCCGCCAATGGCGCCTTGCTCACCGCCGACGGCGCCGGCAGCTCCTCTTTCGTCGCCAGCCGCACGCAGACGGTCACGATGACCAACAGCGCCTTCCGCACTAATACGACCGACACCACCACCGCCGTCAACGGCCAAACCAACATGGTGCTCAACGTCGATGCGAACGCCACTTATTGGTTCGCCTACGCCTTTATCATCACCTCGCCAACCACCGGAGGATTCAACGCCCGCTTAAACACAGACCCGACCAACGGCGTGATGATCTCGCAATTCATCGGTCGCCAAGGCCGCCCCATCAACATCGCCGCGTCCGACATAACAGGCGGTCCCAGCGGGCTTCTTTTGCAACCAGTCAATTTCGCCGCCACCAACATCGCCATCAGCGGCAACGGAGTTTTACGCACCGGCACCAACAGCGGAACTCTCACGCTGACTTGGTATCAAAACACCACCAACGCAACGGCCACCGAACTTCAAGCAGGCTCAACCATGACGCTCATTAGAATCGCCCCATAAACTTATGAAACACCTCCTCATCCTCCTCCTCGCCGCCAACGCCCACGCGCAACTCATCCCTGTCACGCCCGCCGAACGCGCCATCAGCGACATCGACCGCGCCGCCGCCGCCAGCCGCTACTACGGCGAACTCTACGCGCAAAGTCTCTCCGCCCTGCACGCCAAAATCTTCGGCCTCGACGACGCCACCCTCAAGTCCGTCCTCGAACGCCTCGGCGAAGCGCAAAGCGAACAACTGCTCACCCTCTACGTCAGCAGCGCCACCGGCATCAACCAGATCCTCGCCGCCGGCGGCAGCAGCGTCCGCGCCCCCGAAACCCGCACCCGCGAATGGGTCTGGTCCGGCGACACCGTCACCATCACCCCGC